GCTGCTACCAAATGGAAGTTAGGTAAAGACGTTCTTCGTTCTGTTGTTGTTACTAATGATCCATTAATCGAATACGAGGGATCAAAAAATGCTTTGGAAATGTACACAAAAGACCAAAGTTACTTTTCTAATACAGCCTTTACATCAAGAGGTGTTTGGGTTCAAAGACTACTATTTCCAGATTGGAAATGTACTTTTGAACTTATGGTTGACGATGAGATATTAAGTGTATCTCAACTAAATAGAATCATTGCTATGGCTGGTAAAGCTGAAGGATTAGGTACATGGCGACCTAGATTCGGTAGATTCTCTGCATCTGAACTAGTGGAGATGGCTGACTAATGGCAGAAAATCCAAGAATAAGTGGTATCGATTGGCAAGGTCTTCAAAAAGGAGATCTTGTACCACACGATCAAGTCAAAGAATTTTACTTCAGTATTTTCCCAGACAGAGAATGGGATGATTTCAGCATGGTAAAAGTCATTGAAAAATTAATGAAACTGCGTGAAACAATCAATAGACCTCTAATTATTAAAGAGGTCTATAAAGATCAATCTTTACGAGTACTTACTGATAAAGAAGGTGTAGATTATTCTGCACAACAAGCCAATGCTGGTATCAAAAAACATCGTAGGCATACTCGTAGATTGTTTACTCACATCAATAAAGACAATCTAGATCCATCAAAACAACGTGAGTTGGAAACTAAACAAATTCATCATGCGTTCATAGCTTCTGCTGCTGATGGTGCTAGAAAAGAATCTTTACAACTACAAAGAAAAGGAGAAAGACTACCTAAATCTTTGATCGAAAAGTCAGAGTTTAAAAAATCTTCTTAACGCACCTTTTGTTTTAGCGTACCGCAGTTCCGTGGCTCCGCTCCACCCGATTCTCCGTAATGCCTCGTTTCAAACCCTCGTTGTAAGTTTTACGCAAACTTTCTTTAACATCTCTTGTAGGTGCAAGAACCAAAGAGATGAT